GCTATTTACGGCTACATGGCAACTATCGCAAAAATGCCTAAGGGTATTGTTAAGTTTAACCTCAACTAAGTAAACAACTAATAGTCGGTACCCCTCTTAGCCCTTTGAGGGGTACCGGCCCTAGTAAGTAAGGAGAATAAGATGCCTGCCACGTACGTAACCGAAGCCGAGCTACGCGCTAACCTCGGCATCGAAAACCTTTACTCGTCGGATATCGTCGAGACCTGTTGCCAAGCTGCGCAGGATTTACTTAATCAATTTTTATGGTTTGACTCAGCTCCGGTCGTAGGTACCGCGTTACAAAATAACGTAGCTACCGTAATGATCGCTAACCCTGCAATATTTAGCACCGGGGACTCCATAACCTTGAGTGGGTGCGGCTCAACTTATAATGGCACTTATACAGTTACCGGCACGATCCCATGGACCGCCGGCACTACTACGCAATTTCCATCAATAGCATTTAATAATATGGCTTTTAATTGGCCAAACGGTTATAGCTTTATACAGTTTGCTAAGACCGCCGCCAACGCTAATTTTACGCGCGTACTACCTTATGGCCAAGCCATAGGCGCGGATACAAAGACAAACTCATACGCAACGACTCCGGCCGTACGCGAAGCCGCGATGATCTTGGCCGTGGACATTTTCCAAGCCCGGCAGGTTAGCCAAACCGGCGGCGTATCCATCGATGGTTTTAGCCCTAGCCCTTACCGTATGGGTAATAGCATGATCGGCAAGATACGAGGACTTATAGCCGGGTATCAAAATCCTAATGCGATGGTCGGATAATGCCGGTACCTATTACTACTTTACGTGCCTCACTAGCTGCGGCCCTTGCTAATGCAAACGTTTGGAATACGTACAGTTTTCCGCCTGCAACTATTACCGCTAATAGCGTAATCGTTAGCCCGGCAGATCCATACATCACACCTACCAATAACGACTACGCCAATATTTCGCCGATGGCATCCTTTAGAATTATTTGTACGGTGCCGCTCTACGACAACCAAGGCAATTTACAAGGTATCGAGTCGCTTGTATGCGCCGTATTCCAAAAGTTAGCAGCCTCGCCTATCGTTATGAATATTGGGGCCGTAAGTGCTCCGAGCGTACTCAGCGTACAAAGCGGCGATTTACTAACGACCGACATCACTATCTCAATACTAACCGAGTGGAGTTAAGCATGAGCCTAACCGATGAAGATATCGCCTTTCTTATTAAGATAGGGCAGATCACCGAAGCACCAAAAAAAGAAACAAAAACACATACACCTACTACAGAGAAAAGCGAGGAATAGGCGATGGCCGTATTTCTATCAAACGGAGTAGTCGTAACCCTTAACTCGGTTGCACTCTCTGATCACGTTACAAGCGCGACAATTAACCGCGTATTCGAGGAGCTGGAAGTCACGGCAATGGGAGATAGCTCAAGAAAATTTACGAAAGGCCTTGAGACTTCTACGATCTCTCTAGACTTTTTAAGCGATACCGCAGCAGCTAACGTAAACGCAACGCTACAAGCTGCGTGGGGTACGACCGTACCAATTACGCTAAAGCAAACTAGCGCGACTACCTCAGCTACTAACCCTCAGTACGCAACTACCATCCTGGTAAATAACACGACAGATATTAACGGCGCCGTCGGAGATATCGGTACTCAGAGCATCACGTTTACGTGTAACTCACCAATCGTAATTACTACCGCACCATAACAAACTAACAAAGGGGCAACAAATGGCACGACTCAAAATAACAAGGGCTACCGGCGAGGTAACAGAGCATCAAATCACGCCGAGAATTGAGTACGCCTTTGAGATCTACGCAAAAAAAGGTTTTCACAAAGCCTTTAGAGATGACGAGAAGCAAAGCGACGTGTATTGGTTAGCTTGGGAGTGCCTCAAGGCATCCGGAGTAACTGTACCGATGTTTGGGGCAGAGTTTTTAGATACCTTGGCTAGGGTTGAGGTACTAGACGACGAACCTTTAGCCTAGGGCGCGGCTCTTTAACCTACTTAGTAGCACAGCTATCTATACGGTTACAGGTCGCGCCTCAGGCGATACTCGATCTCGATACAGAGATGTTTAAGATGTTAGTAAAGGTATTAAACGAGCAAGCCGAGGAGGTTAAAAATGTCCGTAACACTAGACGGCGTTAAAGAGACTCTAAAGGCTATGCGTAAAATAGATCCTGAACTATTAAAAGAGATGAACAAAGAGATTAAAGGCGTGATGATCCCAATCCGGGACAAGGCTAGGGCTTACGCGCCGTCTCCAGTACCGGGCAACCTATATAACTGGAACGAGGGAACTAAGGGCCGAAAAATTACAGCTCGTAACTCGGCCTTTAGAACCCTTAACACCGAAGGCCGCGTACGTATGTTTCCTTTATACGATGCAGCTGCGGCTAGTAAAGGCGTGTACTACTCAGCCTCACCGAGCAAGCGAAACCGTAATGGATGGTCATCGATGTACATCATCGCTAACGCCTCAGCTAGCGGAGCTATCTATGAAACCGCAGGACGTAAAAACCCTAGTGGCGATCCTAAAAGCCGATCGAATAACCCAGGCGCAGGGGCTAACTTTATTAGCCGTATGGGACCTTTGTATGGCGATGGTGCAAGCCGCGGCCGTATGATCTTTAGAGCTTGGTCGGAGGATCAGGGCAAGGCTCAAGCTGCCGTAGTACGCGCTATTGAAAAAACTATTGCTGGCTTTAATCAAGGCCGCTACCGTAAGGCGGCATAATGGCAAAGTTACCTGATTTATTTGTAAATGCCGTTACTACTTTTGACGGCAAAGCGCTGGCTAAAGGTCAAAAACAAATCGGCGGTTTTGAGAAAAGTGTAAAAAACCTAGCTAAAACTTTTGGCGTTACTTTTGGTGCTGCCGCTATGTTGTCCTACGGTAAAAATGCCGTTAAGGCTTTTGCGGAAAATGAGAAGTCTGCAAAACGTTTAGAGACAGTATTAAAAAATCTTGGCTTGGCTTTTGATACTAGCGCTATAGAAAAAAACCTCGATATGATTTCGGCCAAGTTTGGTTATCAGGGCGAAGTATTGCGCGAGGCTTTTCAGGGTTTAATCACAGCTACCGGGTCTACTACAAAGGCTCAAGATCTACTGAACCTATCTTTAGACGTAGCCGCCGGATCGGGCCAAGATTTACTTACGGTAAATAGAGATCTAGCTGCGGTTTACGTAGGCAATACTAAAGGCCTTAGAAAATATAACTTAGGCCTTGCACAATCGGAATTAAAAACTTTAGGCTTTGATGATGCTATAACGAAATTAACTGCCACTTTTGCAGGCGCAGCTACGGCAGAGCTAGATACTTATGCCGGAAAGATGCGAGTCTTACAAGAGGCCGCAGGTAACGCTCAGGAAACTATCGGCGGCGCTTTAATTGATGCCTTTATGAAACTAGCCGGCGATACGACTATGGACGATTTAACCGATAGCGTAGATAATCTTGCCGATAGCCTTGCAGCCGTTATCGAATTAACTGGAGCGGTAGCCGCTCCCTTTGTAGGCTTAGCTAGACTATTTGATAATGCCTCAGATGCTTACGTCAAACTTTTGTATAAAGCTACCGGTACGGCTTTTATGGGAGATAAGCGCGACCGTCAATATGGAGGCGCGGCGGCTGATAAATACAGAGCCATCGAGGAAGCCGCTAACGCTAAAGCACGAGCTAAGGCTGAGGCCGAAGCTGCTAAACGCCAAAAAGAATTCCTAGCCCTGCAAAAGAAATCGGCTATAGCCGAGAAGAATAAACTAGCCCTTACTAAGGCCGCCGCTGTTTTTGATACTACTCGTATCTCATTAGCCGCAGCTCTCAAGGCTACTTATGACAAAGAGACACGCCTGCGCCTCGAGGCCCTTATCGCCATCGAGGAAGATAACGGCGATTTAGCACTCAGGAAAATAGGCGAACTAGCCGCGCTACAAAAGAACGCAGATTTAGCCAAGTTAGCAGGCATTAAAGAGATCAGCGATGCAACGCTACTTTCAATTAACACGCAGTTACTCAATGAACTTACTGCTATCGATAAATCTAAAATGGCTGAGAGCGATAAAGAAATCGCACGTGAGGAAGCATTTAAGAAATATAACGCCGCCATTACTGCGGCTGGTCAATTAGCCGCAGCTGAGCAATATAGCGAGCGCGTACAGATCCAACTTACAGAAATTGCTCGTTTAGCTGCTATTAGTAGGACTACAAGTGCATCAAATACTGCAACTTTATTACGGGAGTCTGCCGAACTATCAATGATCGACCGAGTAGCCAAGGCTCAAAAAGCCGCCGATGATGCTCGCCTAAAATCGCTACAAGATTACATAGCGCAATTAAACAGGATGCCAACCGTAGGAGGCTTAGGAGGCGGTCCGACAGGAGGCGGTCCGACAGGAGGCGGTCCGACAGGAGGCGGTCCGACAGGAGGCGGTCCGACAGGAGGCGGTCCGACAGGAAATAAACCTCTTGGTGGTAAAACGGCCTTTGAGTTAGAACAAGAAGCAGCACTAAAGAAGTTTTTTGAGGCAGAATTAGCAAGGCGAGCCGCTGAAAAAGCTGCTGCCGATGCTGCGGCTAAGGCTGCTGCTGAGGCTTTACAAGGTGTCGGACGAGGCATAACTGAAATTGGTCTGGTTGGCGAAAAGATCGATTTTATACCTAAGGCAGAAGCTACCGCAGCTAACATCGCAGCTATTTTAGAATATGCAGATGCCGCTACTGCAAGAGCTAACGCTATTGCTACTTTATTAGAGTCGTCTAATATGCGAGATATGGAAATTTTGACGGCTCAGGCGCTCGGCAACCCACAATACGGTTTTCAATCTTTCCAATCCGCCGAGGCAAAAGCTTTAGTCCCAACAGGTAACGGAAGTGTAGGCGGAGGTATTGGAGCTTTTGATCGAGATATTAATATTACGGTAAATACTGGGGTGGGAGATCCCGAAGCTATTGCTCGAGCTATTGAAGATTTACTTAATCAATCGGGCTACAGAGGTACGACTACTAATCGCGGCTCCGGGAATTACTTACTAGCGTGAGTACTTGGCTCCCAGAGTGGAAAATAATCGTAGGCACGACTGAGTATACAAACGTGTTAAGCGTAAATATGGCAACTGGTCGCGATGATGTCGATCTACAATGCAACGCCGGCTACGCTCGTATGGAAATCGTAAATATAGATAACTCGGCTTTTGATATTGATGTAACGGATGTATTAACCCTAGAGTTAAAGAATAGCTCTGGTACTTATGTGCCTGTTTTTGGCGGCACAATATCCGATTTTGGTATCTCAGTACGCTCGCCTGAGGAAGTCGGCTTTATAACAATCGGTAACATTTTGGCTGTAGGATCCTTGGCTAAATTAACGAAA